GTCTGTAGTTTACAGGCAAGTGCTGTTGGTATTACCCTAACCAAAGCACACACGGCTATATTCATTGAATATCCGTGGTCGCCCTCTCTAATGGGTCAAGCTGAAGACCGTATACATCGTATTGGTCAGACAGAACCTTGCAATATTGTATATCTCTATGCTAAAGATAGCATTGATGAATACAGATTGCGAACTCAAAATATTAAGAAAACAATTATTAATCATACTATGAAAGAGGTATAAAATTATGGCTACAACTGTTGCACAAATGAACTTGATTATTACTAACTACGTTTCTGCGTTATCTGATAAAGAACAATTACGTTTTATTGCCAATTCTTTAAAACAAACTAAAGTATATTCTGCTACTCCATCTGGTGTTGCTCGTGCAATTTCTGAATTTGCCGCTACTAACACTGGTAAAGATGCAGTAGATACTATTAAAATCCCTGTTATCTCTTTGAACGAAGAAACAGCTAAGAAATTTGTGTTTGTATCTAAAGCTGGTACTGTTAAAGTACGTGATTTACAACAAATCGTGTTAATGGCTATTAAAGCACGCACTAAGAAATACATCGAACGTGGTGCTGAAACATCTTATTTGTTAATTCAAGAATTGAAACGAATTGACCGTGAAATGGGCACCGAATTCTACGAACACTATAAAATGTCCAACCCAACTCCAGTTGTAATGGTTCAAGCACCAACAGAACCAACTCCTGAAACATCTTCTGAAACAGCTACAGAAACACCTGTAGAAAATGAAGTAAATGAAGAAGTAAATACTGCTGAAGTTTCCCAATAGTCCAGTGGGGAGCTTCGGCTCCCCTATAAAAAAGAGTGATGAGGTGAATTATGATAGAACAAACAACATTTGCAGCAAAAATAACAAAATATAAAAATAACCAATATTGGAGTTTAGATTTTTCTGAACCTGTTTCTACATTACATTCAATGACATTGTTACAATTATTCTCAAGAAATTATAAACATGGTTGTGGTTTTATGTATGAAATTGAGGAGGAAGTGTTTATATGTTAAATCGTTATGAATCAGTTACTAGCTATTATACAGCTAATTATAATACAATTAACAAATTATTTGGTTCTATTACAACGGATTATCAACAAACAGATAGCTCACCTGATTGTTATCTGTGTAATGAGCTAGTTACGTGTTACGATAGAAATGATAATGGTGTTTATTATTTACAATTAGAAGATTGAGGTGATACGAATGATAAATAAAAATCAAAAAATTAGAATGACAGCAATGGAATATGTGCCACAATTTCATGGTGGAGCCAGTAGATATTATAGAGCTGATTTTTATGTCAGTACAGTACTTATCGAAAAAATGTTCCGCAACAAATATGCTAGAAATGATTATCAGTGTACATTACATGCATTTAAGGTGAAGTTATGTTAAATAGATATCATCAAATCTCATTAATAGAAATGAGAGCAGCGAAAACTATTGGTAAATTATGCAGTTCAGTACAATCTGACATTTGGTATTTTACATACGAAGATTTGAATAGTATACGTGATGTTTATATCAGAAATTATAAAAATGGATATAAATATACCATAGCAGGAGTAAAAAATGTTGAATAAAAACGATGGTGTTAGATTAATTGAAATAAGACCCAATGCAGTGACTTACGAACTACGAGGTGATACACACAACTATCCATTACTATTTATACACGAACAGGTTCGTAGAGTGAATACTATATTCCGTAATCAATATTCAGCTGGATATAATTATGAATTAGTGCAGGTGGAATATGTTAAAGAAGAATGACAATTTTTTGATAAAAGAAACATCCAATGATGTAACTTTACCATTCATTCGCCATACAGTAGATACAACTGAATGTATATTCGTATGTCATAATGTCAAATGGCGATTAATAGACATATTACAAATGAAATACGATAATAATTATATTTTTGCAATAATGGAGTTAGATTATGATACATAACAAAGCCAAAGTAATATGTACATATACAGATTATCCGAATGTAGTAGATAAACTATCGTGTAAAGAACGTATTGGATATATATATGATGGTAATATTCTATTATTATATATTTATAAATATATGTATAATTACCAGCAGATAATTGAAATGAAATATGATGGGTTAGGTGATTAATTATGATACAAAAATATGATAGACTATATCAAATCAATATAACACATCCTAAACAGAGAAAATATATAACTCAATTCATGAATAGTAATGATTATTTGGCAACATACGCAATACCGTTTAGAATGTTGGATAATTTTATAAGATTATATCAATGTAGTGATATGTTTATAGTGGTGGAGTTAAAATGATAAGAGCGACAGATGGTGTAATTTTAACAACTAAACATTACTCTAATTGTATGGGTAACGTTCGCCTTATATTTCATCCGACACGTGTTGCTGATGTATCATGCCCATTAAAATTAGCTTATAGAAATAATTATAGTAATAAAAGTAATGCATATCGTAAAGTTATTGAAGTAAAATACGTGCAGAAAAGAGGACAATGATGTTAAATACAAAATATTTATACCAATTTACAGATATTATTAAACGACCGACTATAGTTAAAACTACTCGATATATGGAAAATTATAAACGTCTTGAAGACGAATGTGCGATTGCACAATTATTCTACTTATTATATGGTGAACGTTATTATGTAGATAGAATAAGACCATTTAAAGTGGTATTAACAAGAGGTGTAGTATGATTGATACAAACAATATGTTAAGAGTATCTCTTATTAAAAATTATGCGTCTACGACATATACATACGGTTATTGTTGTCCTAAAAACAAATTTGGTCAAACTGTTTTAACAATAGATGGTTTGTATATTATGCGATATGATACACGAGATTCTTACAATGCAATAATATATAAATCTATATGTGCAGCTAAATTACAAAGATACTAATGAGGTGAATATGATAAGGAAAAGTGATATATTAAAAGCAACTTCTATCCAATATGATACGCATGAACAAGATTTATTATTTAATGTATTACATGAGCATTATTTGAGTACAGATGTAGAACCATTAAAATATTGCTACATAGGGCGTTACGGTAAGAGTATGTCACGTAATATGATTTATGAAGTTAAGTTTTTTGTATAAGGAGGCATCATGATTAGACCAGAAGATAGATTTCGCTCATTGTGTGGGTGCTTTTTTACGTCTGAGATATTGACTACAAGAGTGCAATATAGAGTACAAAAGTGGCGTGATGATACATATGCGTTTTATATGAATATGTATAGCAATCGTTCGGTATCTAATACAACGTATTACGCTGAATTAATATAAAGGAGGTTATATGCAGAGAAAATGTCATAGTTGTGGCACATTATTTGAAGTGCACGGCAACGATGTATTGTGTGATGCTTGTAAAAATCCAGCAACACGAAAAAGTTTTAAACCGCCTGAAGATACATTAACATGGCAACAAAAATTTGACATGAAATGGCAACAATATGATGATGAACATGAATATGATGGTGTTAATGGTAAACGTGGTTCTAAAGCTACTCATTGCTGTGTATGTGGTGGTAGATTGCCACCAATTCAAGAACGTAAATATGGGAGGTTTTGTAGTAGTAAATGTAAAAGGAGTTATAATGAAAGAAAAGATTGTTCATGATTTTCAAGGTTATATCAATGGTGTTCAATTCAATGATAAAACATTATATTATAGCGTAGAATATATTTTATCAGAATTGGAAGAAACATTTAATGTGGAAGTACCGTGGACACTGGTATATGCTTTAAAAAATCTTCTTGATAATTTATATAGGAATCTAAGTGAATCACGAGAAAGTGACGTCGAAGATGATTTAGTAAATTGTATTTACGACGCAGAAACTATTCAACAGTTGTGTTTTAGTAGTGTGTGGGCTTCTTATGGGTATTTTAACCCAGTTAATCGTGCCTTCGCAGATTGGGATAATACTTATGGTAAAGACCCAATTATATACGATGAAACTAATAGCATTTAATGAAAGGTGGTGATTATCAAATAACAGGTATCAGTAATTTATAATATTATGTTTAATTGGAGGTAAATAATATGCAAACAAATTTAAAAGCAAAATTAGCTAACATTAATGTGAAAGACACTCATGCACGTGCTACGTTCCAATATGATAATCATGGCGTACGTGCTTCCATTACGAAAGACACTACAGTATATGAACTTGCACTTCTTGGTATTGAAATACACAAAGAAATTGTACGTCGATGTGCTGACCAACACATGGAAGCCACTGAAGCTATGGATATTGTTAAAGGCATGACAGAAATTGCTATGTATGATTTAATGAAAGAACAATTAATGGAATTGCTTGGTGATGACGCTATTGATAAATTGTTAAGTAAATAAAAAAAATAAGCCCCTTAATTGGGGCTTTTTTTATGTCCATTTTTAGTTGTCAATCTCTTTAATACGATTAAATCGTGCGAGCATATCTTGTGTAACACGGGATTCAATAGTTGTAAATCGTGTTTCATTAATGGTTTTTTGTTCAGGTGCAAAACCAGCTCTATCTAATAAGTCTTTAGTAGCTTGGAATTTAACTTGGTCTGAACGAGCATTAAGTGCTAAATGATACATTTGGTCTGCCATTTCTTCTGCACGTTTCATAAATTTATCTTGTACTATTTGTTTTTGTTTTGCTAAGGCAATTTCCATTGTTTCAGTATGCTCTAATAATTTAGTAGGATAGTTTGGTGAATATCCTGCTTCTGCTTTAGCTAATGCTGTATTACCAGTCTCAGCTTTTACACGAGCGTATAATTCTTGTTGAGCACTAGGCTTCGGTGTCTTGGCTTCTTCACACGCTCTTCTATATTCTTCCTCTGTTTTATATCCATGTTCATACCCCCATTTATAATAACGAATTCGACCTTTAGCCTTTTCAATCTTATCTTGTTCTAACAGCTTATCTTGTATTTCATCATCTACATTTAACCCTAACAAATATTCAGGTGGAAATGCAGATAAGATACCCATTTTATCTTTAGTAACGATAAGACTGCGACACTTCCTTCGTTTAGTAGCATCAAGTTTAATCAGACCTTCTTTTTTCATAGCAATTACTAAACGCTTATATCGTTGTTCAGTGCTATCTAATATGTAATCAATGCTATCAAGGGGAACATAGGTTTTAAAGCCTACGTTGATGTAGGCTGTATTTAGTAAACTCATAATGAATAACCCCTTTCAATAAGAGATTGTAATTGGTGGTCTAAATAAGGAATGACTTGACGTTGATGTTCAATACCATTCATTTCAGCAATATAAAAACCACCTACTGTAGGTCTAATACCACTTGCTTTACAATAATCAGGATATACTTGAAATGAACCTTGATGTAATTCCCAAATTTCTTTAGCTACTGGTTTTTTAACGTATTTGTTATGCTCAATAACTAATTTAGGTACAGCATACGGTTCATGGAAATGTTCATACCATGTTACATCAGCATTAAAATAATCATAATGATTTTTAGCCTTTTTGTGTTTATGTAAGATGTGATGAACGTAACAATTTTTGTTTACATTAAAATAGACAATACCAAATTCGCCTTTATACAAATTTCGGTCGCCCAATAAACTTGCAATCATCATTTCAACATTAATAAAGGCTTCATTATACGCACGTGCACCATGATTACCTGCGATAATACCAATCAACTGACCTGTTTCATATAGTGGTCTAATATCGTCTACAAGACTATATACTTGTTTATCACCACTACACCATTCTTCCAGTACATTACCTTTAGAATTTTTTGTGACAGTATTAGTACTATCACCACCTAATACAACTTTACAGTTCGGACCTAATTCAACAAGCATATTAACAGCTTCTTGTAATTGTTTACGATTATTCAACCCTTCATGCACATCAGATAATACGGCTAATGCACCTTTGTCTGCGTCTACACGTACTTGCATGATATGCTTTTCGTAGCTATCGTTTAAACTTTTTATTTTTCTTGCTAACACGCTTAATATACTCCTTTACATCATCATCAATCGTTGGGTCATGTTCTACGTAAACAGTTATAAATTCACGTAATTTCGGAAGTAAACGAGCCACACTATTTTTAATGGACTTAGTTTTTCGTTCAGAATACGCACCTTGTTTAACGTAGTATTCACCAGCTAAGACTTTTTTACAAAAAGATTTCCATGCTTTCTTATCACACATCATAGCATATGAATTGACCGCTTGCATAATTTTATTAATAGAAGCTGTGCGTGAAAGTTTATCAAAATACTCACTAGGGTTAGACATTTCTATTTTTTCTTTATTTTTATTATGTTGTCCTGTTTTATAAAACCATCTTTTATCTTTACAATATGCCGTAGCATCTTCCCATTCTTCACGTTTCTCCATTAATTTACGGACAGTAATTATTCCTCTCTCAGGCGTTTCGGCTGTGTTTACAATATCAATATACCATTGGTCGTAATCTTTAGCCATTTGTAGAACCAATACCGCCTTTTCGTTCTTTTACTACTGTGTCACCAGTGCATAAATAATTTACAAATACGCCTTGTGCTACATATTCACCATCATCAATAGTTACATCTTCATCTGTATTATTATATAATGCTAACATAATATGACCTTCGTTGTCTTCATTATTATAATAATCAGAATCAATTACACCTGTACCATTAGCCAAGGTAATGCCACGTTTAATGCCGATAGATGAACGCACAAAAATTAATAATACTTCATCATCTTCCATACATGCCTTAATCCCTGTATTAAAGATTTTAGTCGAATGAGGTGGGATAACCCCACCTTCAACTACCGCTAAATCGTAACCAGCAGAATGTTTTGTTTTTCTTTCTGGTAAAACACCGTTAGGCATATAAGATACTCTTGCAAATAATCTCATATAACCTCCTATTTATTAACATTAACTTCAGTTACGTAATGTTTTTGACCATCTTTTTCATAAGAACGAGTTTGTAGGCGACCTTCTACACTAACAGGTTCGCCCTCAACTGCATTTACATATTGGTCAGAAAATTCATTCCACGCTACACAATTAACAAAAGATGTAAATTGTTTTGTTTCACCTTTTACTTCCACTTCGTCAACACATTTAACTGTAAAGTTACATACTTGACCAGAACCAACTTCTTTGGTTTGAGGATTACGAGCCATAACGCCTTCAAGAATTACTTTGTTCATACTTTACTCCTTAATTAACATAAACTGTGGTATATCGTCTACCAAAATTAACAGCTTCATCATAGCTGTCCATAAAAATATCAATAACCCCATATACGCCATCTGCCATTCTATCTGCTACTGTATAAGGATTACCATCAATATACACTGTAGTTCCAAGAGGATAGTCATTAGATGCAACGGCTCCTACATAGGGATATTCACCGTTAGCCATTACAGAACCAGTATGTGTATAAGCTGTAAGCTCTACATTAACTGGGTATGCAAATGTAATAAGTGGCAACATTGCCAAAATCGTTGTGATAATAAATAATCTTACCTGTTTAATAAAATCATCCTTTCTAAAACATTTTACTCATAGTATATAGTAATTCCCGACAAGCGTCTGCTTTGGCATCGTAATACCTCATATTTAGGTCATCATTTGCTTCTGCATAGAAATCACGTTTACTTGCATATATTTCTTGCTTCGTAGCAATCAAATTAGTGAATACAGATACATTGTATTTCATCGGTTTCGCTGGCATTATATCGCTTAGACTTTTCACTGTATCGTTCATGTAAATACCCCTTTCTATTTTGAATGTACTCATGTTCACGATTTATTAATGTATTAACACGTTGTATAAAAGCTACTACCGTAACTTCATCTTGTATTTTACCACTCATATCAGCGAATGTCAAGTCGCTCACTGATTTTGGCATAGATATTTCACATATCAACTCATCAGCACCATTATCTTTACACATAAACTGTACTTTATCACCATGTAATATTAATCGTCCATGTGGCATTCCATCCATAATACAATCATCATCAATGTTATCAATATCACTATATATATTATATAATGCTTGCTTTGTTTCAATACATGAAGAACGTAAAAATTCGGCTTTATTGAATAGATAATCGAGATTCTTAATCGGTTTATTAGTTCTATAATGTTGGTTGATTTGATTGATAATATTAAAATAATCGGAAAGGTATGAACTCAAACAAACCACCTCCAATACGTTTTTTGGGGTTCGCAATATCATATGGAACATATTTAGAACCAATATTAATTTCAAGTGTACCCCACTCTACTGACATAAGTTCTATTTTGAATATCATTCCTTGTAACTCGCTTGGTTCGTAATCATTGATATTACGTATAGCAGCTGGTGATAAGAAATGAGCAACACCTTGTTGGTCTACATGTACCGTTCCATATATCCATTGACCATCTTTCTTAGCTCTAAATAGTGATTTCATTATTCTGGCAACTCCACATCTTCAATGATTGCTCTCACTTCTAATATATTAAGATACTGACCCATTAAAGATTTCTGCTTCCTTAATAAATCAATAGGGCAAGTTGGAGTGAATTCTAATTTGCCAGCATCATATTTTACCAACATTTTATGTAGCTTAGTATATTTATCTTTAAGTTCTGTATATTCATTAACAAATCGTTGTTTATAATTATTTTGTTCATTTTTATTCATTAGTACCTCCAAATTCTGCAATTATTGAGATAAGAATTGGCAAAATCAAAATATATAATCCACAAGCAATAGTGCCAACAAATAACCATAAAACTGTTGTGCCAGTTATACTAAATAAATTTAATAACCAACATACAGCACCAATGATAGTAAGAACCGACAAAACTTTAGCTAAAATAGCACATACTAGTACTGAAAATGTAAGTATTGATACAACTAAAATTATTAATGTGTTCATTGTAGTTCCTTTCTTACGGGTGTCTTAGGTTGTTTTTTATGAGATGTAAAATCGCAAGACGTTTCTTTACAACCCTCACACATGCCCAAAATTTCTAATGTAAATAAATCTGGATATGCTTTGTTTAATTGGCTAAAAATTTCACGAGCAATCGCTTGATGTTCACTAGAGGCACGTTTGCATAATCGTTTAGGCAAATACTCTAACCACGCTCTAAGATTACCAGTAACAGTCATAGTAACATTTGTAGCTAGTGGTAATACATATGCTGCAATTTGATATGGAATACCATCTTGAATTAGTAGTTGGTATTCTTGAATTTGTTTTTCAATAATTTTATTAATACAATCTGCCACTACTGTGTGATGTGGAATATCACCCCAATCATGTTCATGAGAGTCAAAATAACCACCATCACTGAAATCTGTACCACGTGTCGATTTTACAGTAAAAGATAATTGTCTATGACGTGTAATTTGTGCCAAACATTTCTGGCTCATTTCAATGTCAAACGTAGCATAAGCATGTTCTAGTAAAGATAAATGACCAGCTTTACATGCATTAATTAAAGATTTTTCTGTCGTATTAGAACCATAACACTTACTCATTGCATGTACTGGCAATTCTAATACTGTATTAGCTATCAGTTCTACTTTCATTCTTTCACCTCATATTTTATCCACTGTCCGTTTAGGTTAAATTCTAATGTGTCCCAATCAATTTCGACGACTTCCACGTCCCAATTTGGATAATACTCATCATCTGCATATCCATCTTCATCAAATACTACTTCCCATCGCTCATTAAACTCAATATCAGTAACAAAAAAATGAGTTTTCTCCAATTCTCCGTCCCAATATTCTGGAATAGATTGACCATACACAACTGAACCATAAACTAAATTACCATTTTCATCTTTTGCTCTAAATAAGTGTTTCATTTTTTCTCACCCACATTTGGTCCATATACATAAAATGTAACGTCACGAATATCTTTAAGGTTTTGGATAATTAAATCATGGACTTTATCCCATTTTAATCCACCTAAACCACAACCTAATTGTGGTACAGCTACAATAGAATTTTTAGGTATATCTTGACAACGATATTTTAATAAGTCTAAACCACGTTCGATATACGAATATTCAGATGGGTCTTTCCAATGTTTTTTAGTTGGGAAAAATAAAATAAATTTGTTGTCATCTGTTGGTACTTGTAAAATATCACCAATATCAAATTCACCAGACTTGCATATAGCTTGATAAATTCGTTCAGATTTTGGGTATCTTCGTTTAACTTCAAGTGCTAATCCTTTACCAGATGTACCCATAAGATTAACTGGGTCTACAAAATAATTAGCATCAGAATTAAACATATTTCCTGTTTTGTAAATAATCATATATCCTCCTTCCATGCTTCTATGATAGCACAAAGAGGGGTCGGCTGTCAACCCCTCGCTGAGCATGGCTACCGCACTGGGCAATGACCATCTTCACATTCTCCACTTTCATCAATTTCAAAATCTTTGCCTACAGTTTGTAGTTCAAATTCATATTTATTGACTAATTCTGGGTCAAGTGGAGCCATTTTAGATTTTAATTCTATGTATTGTTCTTTAGTACATTCTTCATAAGGCATCAAAGGATAGTAATCTTGATTTAGAGACAAGAATGAAATACCAACTACATATTTCCAGTTGTTATCTAACCAATCTACTACATCATCCCATTCATCATCTTTAACTGTAACAGTAATAGATGTGTTATGGTCTACATAGAATTTCTGCATCATTTTATATTGTTCTAATTGTTCAATAGCTGATACATTGTACTTAGTAATAGTAGATTTAGACTTACAAGGGAATGTAATCACTTTTGTATTACCATCATCGCCTTGACCAACTTCATTATCAATTTGCCAACCATCTAAATACTTAACAGCTTGATATAATGGGGAGTTGGTAGAAATACGTACACGTCTGAAATAGTATGGAGAATGGTTATAATGAACACCAGCGGAGCAACCACTAATTAATCCGCCTGTACCATCTGGTTGTACTGTAGTATACAACACAGGACGAGGACGATGATTTTCATCTGCGTATTCATTAGCCGCATCGTTAACCCACATTTTCATTAGCATTAGTAATGCTTCTTGGTCAGATTTACTTAAAGTGCCAGCTACAGCATCTTGCCAACCTGTAATAGAACAACCAATTAAGCGGTCTCTATGATGAATTTCACTCCAACCATCTAGTTCTAATTCAGGCTCTGTCAAACGATAACAAGCACGAGCAGATAATCTACATGCTTCTTTAAGCTGTGGTATCATTACATTACCACGTTCGTCAATAAATTTAGATACGTTGATATTGGTAAGATTACATACAGCCTTATTTGGCAATAAGATTTCGCTACACTGAGCAGTCATTACACCATTAAAGATACCAGTATGATTTTTAGGCTCTGTAAAGCAATATACAGTAGGACAATTACGAATACGTTCAATGTTTGTTACTGTAATAAAACGACTTGCGTTTCTGTTTGGATTAGCTGCTAATACAAGTCGATGTGTTTCTAAGCCTAATTTCATCAACTGTTTTACATACCATGCAGAAATTGTTAAACGGTAACAAGTTTGACAATAATATTCTTTAGTAGAACCAGTGCCATCATTTGCAGGCATATCCTTAAATCCTCCGTCACGCATTTTCGCAACTGTGGCATGACAACCTAGTGTGTTAAGCATACGGGATACATTAATAAGGAAATCTTTATCTATAGACGAAATTGTTACCGCACCATCTTCAGAATTGACACAGCCATCACTATCAAGTAACCCAGCCAAATAACGAAGTCGTTCATAAGGTGTATCGCCAACATCTGGTACTACCTTTTTAGAATACTGTTTTGGTAATTTCACAGTATCTCGTTCTTCACCTTCCATAATAGTGCAATTGTTATCTTCAAAGATTGGTGCAAGTTTACGTTTATCGCCATACAGCCAAATCAACGGTTTATTTGTAACACCATCACCAGCATAGAAGCCATGAATATATGGGTCAATATAACTATCATTATATGTAGGGATAATTGTTTCTTGTTGAGGGATGACTGGAAAATCCCATTTTTCTAGCTTGTCACCAATACTTAAATGACGAGCCTCAACACGATTGTCGCCATGAAGTACAAATTTATGGTAATCTGTACATTCTAATTCATTACCATTAGATAACGTAATGCGATACATTGGTTGGTTATATCCTGTAACACGAGGAGTAACTACGCTCCAATCATAACCATTCCATACTGTAACGTCCTCATCAACACAATCAGCAATGCGAGCATAACCATATTCTTTTGTAAGAATTTGTGTATCTGGAGTTACACAAGGGTTGACAATAGCGAAATCTGCTCGACGTTCTTTTGCGGATTGCACATTCAGAAACGCTGGTTCACCCGTCTCTTTAATAGAATACATAATCTTTGTTAATTGCTCACGACTAGGCTTTTCTTCTAAATACATAGAGTTGTTAGACATATAACGGAAATAATGTTCTGGGTCTAAATTCTCTTTAGCATGTAGCATTTCTTCATCATCTGGACTAAATAGGATAAGTTCAGCTGTTCTTCGTGTACCACCAGCTACTACGTTTTGACCAACGATATTACACATGTCAGCAACATTTAATGGACGAAGTTTTCCATTAGTGCTTTCTTTAACAATAATCTTGTTAAGTTTTTCAAACATTTCCTGTAAAGATTTATAGCCACTTGCATAACCACCAAATGTTTTTAAAGGAGCACCTTGAGGTCTAATATAGCTATAATCAATAGAAATAGATTTAGTTGTATTATCAGCCATAGTATTAAGATATGCAGTTAATGCTTCACACCAACCCTCTTTACTATCACCTACTGTAATAATGACACTATGACCGTAATTAGATACTTTAGTATGTTCTAACAATGTACCTTGTGGGACAGGTGTTTTAACGTGGTATAACTTTTTAGATGTATCAAATTGTGGAAGTTTAGCAATATCTTCTTTTAATACACGGCAACCAACACCAGTACCAACCATTAATAGATAAAATAATTCATGGAATGAACGAATACTATCCATTACAATACCAGAGCAGTTATACGCCGCTAATGGTGTTTTTTCTAATGCTTCAGTGCCACCCATCCATAACATACGCCCAGAAACACGTTGACGTAAATTAAACATATTATCAAATAGTTTTTCAGGCTCACCATCTTCTGTAGGCAAATAGGAACAGTTGCCATTAATAGCACGAGCACAAGTTTCTTTCCACGTTTCACGTCTATTCTTATCTGGCAACCAACGAGAGTATGTACGAATATAAACAAACTTAGCCAATTCATCCATTTCTTCTGGATAGTCATGGTATTTATCTAAGAACTCTTGAGTGAGTTTATGTTTACTACGTGCAATATCACGTTTTGTTTTGTATTCGATGTAATTAATAGCGGCGTCAGAATATCCATCATCATTCAATTTACGATAGATGATTTTTTCTAATTCACTAATAGATACATCACGTTTCAAATCTTTGATAACATCCCAAACATGTAAAGATACTTGGAATGGTTCTGCCAACATAGTAGGTTCCATTACCATGTATGTAGCAAACATCGCTTTCTCTACTGCTTTTTCAATTTTAGAACCTAAATATTCTTGCCGTGTTCCATCACGTTTAATTACTTGCATATTACACCTCATCATATAACAACTTAAAGATTTCTTTATCACATGGGTATTGCTCACCATTAACACCAATGATAATTTTATCACCCTTATTACAACGGACAATACCATTCATCGTAAACACCATTTCACCTAATTTACTTTCACGGAAACGAAGTTTATTTGGTTTATGTACACAATCAAACCATTTAAACCCTTTATCAGGACCAACAACATCATGTTCAATATCAGCAATAATTTTAGAAATTGTATATGGTGGCTTATGTCGTAATAAAAAAGTACACAGAGTAGTCATAATAGTTTTAGGTAAATGGATAATCTGCCCTTCTACATTAGAACCAAAAATATTCACATTACCATCTAAGATAATAAAACTTTCAAAACCTAGGTCTTTCATTTGTCGTAATAATCTTACTACATTTTCTTCTTGTGCAATTAACATTATTTCTTTTTCTCCTGTTCTTTCATTTCTTTTAAAGCATAATATGCACGTTGAGCATGGAACTGAGCCCATAATGTATTAAATAAAATAATACACAACATAATTTGAATGCCGTGTGGTTGGTCTAAATTAATAATAGAAAGAAGTAATGACAATAAACCAAAGGCAAAAATAGCAATAAATTCACCTAAGACTTCTTTATTTTCTTTCCAGAAGTTAATGATTTTTTCTTTCGTAGTTTCGGTTGTTTTTCGCATATTGTTACATCCTTTTCATGATACCACTTAGATTTACTACCAAATACAGAATAAAAATATTCATCTTTCTTTGGGTCATATTTTACTAGACCGATACGTATCTCACCATCAGGTGTATTTACATGTGTGCCTAACTTAATTTCTCTGTTTTTAGTACTCATATTTACCTAACACCTGCCCATCATAAGTTAATACTAACGCTTGCATTCGTACAGCATCACACATTAAATGAACCTTTTGCCCAGTAATAATATGTAACTTTGTCGCTTCTTCCATACAAAACTGAATAAAAGGAACTTCATAACATGAACTAATATAATCGTATTCTCTTTGTGTCATGCTCTACCCACCAACTTTTCTCCAACTACTGACCGATTTTGTCTACATACATTTTCATATACAAGTTTACAGTCAAAATAAATACGTTTCAAAAAGTCAATTTGTGTTTGTACTAACCTTTGCTTGTATTGTACGTCAGCGTAATTCTTCCATACATCTAATACAACTGGGTCAGATATGGCAATACGGTCTCCCTCTGTTACCTTATTAGAACTCTCTCTACTCACTTTAGCTTGTGTCGCCTTAGCAGTTTTTTCTAAATTACTTAATAGTTTAAGTAACTCATGAGATAATTCTTCAAAACTTGGTAACAAAAGGGACGACTCTTTCATTAAATAAAATGCAGTGTCAGCATCATTATCTTGTAGTGTTTTATACATATCACTAATTTCATCAGATAATTCTTTAATGTCTTCGTATTGCACCATGATTACGCCTGCGGTCTTTCTTTAAAATAACTAGGTCGTGTACATACTTGCAAATCAACAGTTAAATGTTGGATAAGAGATTTAGCCTCTTCTTTGCTTGTAAATTTAGCAATTACTTCTGTACGACCATTAGCCAAAGAACCTTTTACGTTATAACCTAGGATAAGGTTTTTGTCTTCATCATCATACACAGCAGAGATAAAGATGGATTGGCAATCTAGGATTTTATCAAATGTTTCATTAATTACTTTCATCAGCTTCACCACCTTTTTTAATCATTTCTTCTAATGCATCCAATGTTTCACTTACTAAAATTTCAGCTGCATCATCACGATTAGTAGCACGATTTACAATATCAATAGTAGCCGCATTTGTGGATGCAATTACTTTCATCAAAATACCAGCGTTTTTGATATTCGTGTCAAAGCTTACAATATCGTCATTTAGTGTAATATTAAAGTACTGTTTCTCTTTTGATGGCATCGTATAACTCCTCTTTAATAAAAAATAATCTAGGTAGATACGGTCTACTAATTACAACCATATCACTATTATCCTGATTAAAATATTTTTCAATTTTTTTAAGACCTTTAGGTTCTTTAGGTATTGGTTCACCAAATTCCACCTTATTGATTAACGCTTCAAATAAATCTTGACGTAACATATAAGCAAAACCTGTATAATGGATAGGACCATCTTCGGCTTTCTTGTATAATCCATCTGTATTAACATCACGTTTACTTTCAATAGTGTATATTTTATCTCCAATATCCCATTTTAAATCACCTGACATACGTTTAGCTATTTCACTATCTCCGTAGCCTTTAATAGCATTTGTTAGTTTAAAGGCACCAGAAGCAGGTACCGCATGTACTGTAAGGTGTAGTGCTTGTAAATATTTAAGCAAATCGTTTTCTGCTTTTCTACCGTTACGACGGTTAGCTTTACCTCTCTTACTTGCTGTAGACTGCTTCTTAACCTTTTTAGCTAACTTGTATTCAAGTTTTTGTTCTTCTTGACGTGGCGATAAAATATTAGGGTTTTTTGGTTGATACAAATTATAGTTATCGCAATACCAACAACTATCCTTTGGAACCTTGCAATTTGTCTTTACTTTGCATTTCGTCAATCATCAAACTCCCTAATACGCAATAAACAATAATATCATGTAATCGTTCTTGTGCATCAGGTAATGATAGCCCATGCTCAGCTAAAGCTAAATCATGTTTACCTTTATAAACAAGCATAGCATCGAACATAGACTTTACACTACCATCACCGTGAACTAAACCAGCTTTACGGAAAGCAGATAGAATATCTTTACCATCAGAGTATTGTTCACTTTTCTTTACGAATAGGTCGATAATCGTATTTAATTTATTTGTAAAGTCTTTTGTTTCCATTATAATTGCTCCGCTACCGCTAACAACATTGCTTGTACATCTTCAGGCAAATCTTCAAATACTACTTCATTACCATTGAGGTCATAGCATACACCGAATTCGCAATCACATTCAAATTCTTCATCTTCGTCTTCGATTGGTTCACCAGTGAATGCATCGTAACCAGCTTCATTAGGGTCTTCATATACTGGTTCACTTTCAATATCATCAATAGTTTTTTCTAGGTGAGTGAGCATTACGTCCATAAATGTTTCTGCACTTACACCAAAGTGTTTTGCAATAATATTAGAATAAATTACTGTTAATTCTTGAGGGGTGATACCATCAATATCAACTTCATAACCTACTTTGTTTGTAACTACTTTCAAATAACCTTTACTGAATTCCATGTGCTTTCCTTCCTTCTTCACAAAAATTCCATACATTACAATAATCTTGACATTTTCTACCGCCCCATGTTTCTCTATGTCTACATGGAGGAGGTAATACGTTATGTTCTCTCATATATCTTTCGACCCAAATATCTGAGATTTTATTAATCGGGACTAAATAACTTGGTTCTGTAATACCACGGCTAGTTGCTACATGAGTATTACCGTCACGCACTAAGATTTGACAGCACATATTAGCTACTGGTAAACCGAGTTTCTTTTCGATTTTCATACGATAATCATTTAGCTGTACTGCTAAGTCAAATCTTAAATGTGGACCATCTTTGTATAAAACATTAACTGTTTTCTTCTGACCTTTCTTAGCACCAGATTTATAGATATAATCAGTCTCTTCTCTTTTCATATAATATCCAAGAGTGTGAGCTGCTTTATAACTACCATAAGTTTTAGTATCAACTAATGTTCCACCATTTTCAGGTGTATAATAATCAAATGCACCAGTTGAATAATCATCTTCGATACGTATTTCTGCAACTTCACCATGTTCGTTGCCAATATGACTTTCTAAGCCACCATGTACTTCTGTACCAAATAACATGAATACAGAGTCCTTTGGACTAATATGATAGAATTTAGTGAGTTCTAAGAATACTTCACGTGTACCTTTTAATAACTGAGTAGTGGATGGTTTACCTGTCCATTTGCGTTGCTCTGAAATAGCACGTAATGTTTGTAAACTCATACACCTACCAGCAGGCACCCATAGTTCTCCGTTACTGTCATATTCACCACATAGTCTACATTTAGAAAGGCAATCATCGATATTAGTTATTTCGCCATCAGGGCATTTATATAGTGTATATGGCATCTTTATCCTCTTTATAAAAATATACTTTAATATCTTGAGGTCCCGTATGACCAATAACATAGCTATATTCTACAAGAATAATACGACCGTCATTACACTCAAACACTTTTGTAATGTAAGTAGACCAATTATCATTATCATTAGTCATATATTTACCAACCTCTTTGGCAAAACTAATAGGATAGTCAATAAACATTAATGGGTCTTTTAAGGCACGTTTGAGTTCTACAATATCTTCTTCTGTCATAGTTCTTTTAAATATATGTGTATGCATCTTAACACCCACAATCGCATGGACAATCACAAACTACCACATCACAAGGTGTGGTATCTACTGGTACATATGGTACATAGCAATCAGAGTAATCGTTAATTCGATTGTCTTCACCTTTGGTTTTCTTTTGTTTCTTTTCTTTATCTTGCATTATACATCATCTCCATATATTAAAACACAGTGTTCTCTTGCAATGTAAGGGTATTCCTCACGCATATAACCACGATATGTATCAGCAACAGAACTTTGTAAAGGTTTTCCATCATTATAAATTTCAACTTGCACTGCCATATCTAATGGGTATTCCATCAATGCGTTGATTAACTGTCTAACTGTCATGTCATCACCTCTATATATAATATATCATATTATTCATCAATTGTCAACACTTCTTCTAATCTACAAGTTTCAACATTATATTTAAGTTCAAACATTGGTGGACCGCTCATGCCATCACGAGCTTTCTCTACTTTACATCGTGTGATATTACGAAGTTCTTGCTGTTTTTCTAACGATAAATTAGGTGCCCTATCAGGTCTCCATATCATAAGAATATAATCAGCAGATGCTTCTAAATCACCAGTCATACGTAACTGGTTCATCGTAGGTTCTTCATATGTATTACCACTACGATTAAGTTGAGATAACATAGTGAAAATAACATTGTATCGTTTTGCAATACCCTTCATCATTAAGGCTTGTTCACTTGCACCATCGTAATCACCTGCACCTTTTAAATAGGTAAAGTAATCTACAACAATTACGTCAACTCCACCTTCCATAATATTACGAGTGTTAATTGTATTAATATAACGCTCAATATCATGCATAGATAAATTATTTTCATCTACAATATACAACTTTTTACCAATTTTGTCAAGTACTTGATTGACCAAAGGGTCTCCTTGTATAATCAATTCTTTAACTTCTGATATACGCTTTTTCAGTATCTTACATACGATACGTTCCATAATCTTGCCACGTGGCATTTCTAAACTAAAGAATACTACGTTAGCTTTATTTTGAACTACCTGTCGTAAGATATACTCAATAGCAATATCAGATTTACCACTAGATGAATACGCACCAATTAAGAATACTTGTCCTTTTGATACACCACCAATACAGTTATCTAATAATTGGAAATGTGTTGGATAAGTACCACGCTTATAAATATCACGCAACTGGTTAAGACTACTAGAAGCATCATGTAATGTTTCTAATAAATCCTGTTCAGATGATACACCACTATCAAAGTATGCTTTTAAATCAGATACATCACGCTTCCAAATTTCACCTAATGCTTGAATAGCTTCAGCTCTAATCATCGGAGAGCGTATTGTTTTCAGGAACGACTCTGCTACCACATACTGTTCTTCAATCGTTTTATACCTTTGAACTAGCTGTTTGATAACAAAAATATCAATATGTTCTGTAGGTAAATCAGCTAATTCATAGCCAGCACATAATAGGTCATTAATATCTTTACATTCTTCAGGCATAATCAATACACGGATATTAGCCTTTGGTAACATTGATTGAAAATGGTCTCTAGTGCGTGGTAAATGTTTTACACCAGCTTCATCATTATCAGGACAAATTACAATCGTAATTTCTTTACGAATAAACCCTGCAAGTTTTCTAATCTGGTCTCTATGTAATTCGCTACCACAATATGCTACTGTAGGCTCGCCCATTTGATGACCACTAATTGCATCCATATAGCCTTCACATACATATAGTCTATCTTTAATTTTCTTTCTAGCTAAATCAAGATTAAACAAGAAAGCTGATTTTTTATAAAGAATACTGTTAGGTGTATTCTTATATTTGGGCTTCTTATTGAACTGTCTAACAGCCATACTAACGTATTGACCATGTTCATTACGTAATGGAATTGTTAAGCAATCAGAATGAAAACCTAAATTGAAATCATTGATAGTACTATTAGTTAAACCACGCTTTGCTAGATATTCACCAATAGAACCAACATTTTTGTGATACATATCTGCTTCCCTAGTGAAACGCATTTCTTCACTAGCTTCTAGTTGGTATTCTTTATTGTCCTTTAAACTAATATTACATTCTTTTGCTAGTATTTCAGTAGCTGCACGATAACTAATCTTCTCTTTATCAGAAAGGAAATTAATTACTGAACCACCACATTCACAACTAAAACAATAGAATGAATTAGTATCAGGGAATACTACTAATGTTTCTGACGTATCATCACTTTCATGTAAAGGACATTTACCTTTCCAGTATCGACCACTCTGGTGAAGGTTAGTATATTTACCAATGAAATCTATAATATCCACTTGTTGGATTATAGTTTCTGTAATATTCATATACACCTCATAAATTTAATACATCATCTAAGCTATAACTTTCAGCACGTTCTAATTTAACTGACTTCATTTCTTGTTCGTTATATTTTTTAATACGATATAACCTATATTGTTCCGCATCTTGATATACTTCTGTAAGTGTCATAATGCTTTTCTTTGGTTTATCTTCTAAATAACGTAATAACTTTTCAAGAGTATTTTCATCTTGCTTATAGAAATGAGCCCTTAATTTGAAATAGGAGGGATTGAACCTCCTATTAACAAATATAGGTTCAGTAGAACATTTTTCCATATATAACCTAGTTATTCTATCAAAAATGTTAAACTTCTTTGACATTATATCACCGCATAAGAGATATTGACAGAACCCTGTAATTTAATACGTTCTACATAACCAAGTTCAACTAATGATTTAAGAGCACGCCATACAGTAAATCTGTTTAAGTTAATACCGTTAGCTATTTCATCGCCAGTAAGTTTGATGAATTTTTTACCAGCCATTATATAACCACGTTCATCAGCTTCTTTACGAATAAAGCCGTGTACTAATGCCATTGATAGTCTGTGATTATGTAGAATATCTAAGTCAATAGTTAATTCCTTAACCATTCAACTCACCCAATCTTTCTTGACAAGCCTTCTTAGTATCAGCATCAAAATTAGATTGTTCAGCTACCCAACGTAAATAATTTACATCGCTTACTTCAGAAATTTCTTTATTTGCGTATTTACCTTTTGTGAATGTCGGAGCAGATGTAGCCGTGCTTGTTTCTCGTGAGTCATAGAACTCAACGTCGTTGCTTTGTACCTGTGCACCTGCGAAGCCTTTAGGTAAAGCCCAAATAGGCAAACTAGGAGGCTCAAACCGATTATAATCTCCAAGTACAACCCAGCTTTCTTTTAAGTTATATAAATAACGACCAATACCAAATTGTACAGCCGCACGTTTCATACTATCAGAAATACCACCTTTAATAGGTTCAATCTTAGTATTACTTGCACCATCTTCACGTGTTAATGTAAGCCAACCTAATTCATCACCTAGATTAACGTTAATAGTTAAGCGACAAATCATACCATGTTCACCACCAGCATCTACTGGTCTGAATTCTGGGTACCAATTACCTACGCCTACTACTTGGTCTAAGCGTTCCATAATCGCACGGTTAGTTACATATGGTAATACCATTGCTTTCTTTCCATCTTTTGATTTTTGTCCAATTCTCCACTGAATATCCTGTGGCGGGAAAGGTTCTCTTAATTCTTCAAACATTTGTTCTACTGTTTTTTCTTTCATAGTATTATCCTTTCTTAAAAATATAAATGTTCGGGGAGGCTTGCTCCCCTCGTGGACAATCTCAGTCTACCACCACTCGCTCAGGCTGTCAAGCGGTTCACTGAGCAGGCATCGACCACCACACCGTCCCTAATTCGTAGTGCGTATACATTTCCTTTAGTAAACATAGTAAAATCAACGTCAAAGGTTACTAATTTTTCTACGCCTGTAGGTGTTTGCACCGTTAAGAACGCATATGGTTTACCTTTTTTGGTTTTACGTGAAGTAACAGATAATATAATCGCAGGCTTAACATTACCTACGCAAATACTTGTATCGTATTCGTCAAAGATACTATGGAACGTATAACCTAATACAGCTAACTCCATTGCACCTTTACTAAGATTATCTTTATGATTACTATCAAATACGTATTCACCTTTAGATTTACGTTTGTCTTTCAACCATTTTATGTATTGCATGTAATCATTTCTATCACCACCATCATCAATAGCACCACTATAAATTAAGCCTTTTAATTGTGTCATATTCATTGACTGGTTAATTTCTAAGAATGTTTTACCACGCTCAGGCGTAAATGATTTTAAATTACTACATCCTGCTATTGCACCTAAACCTAAACACACAACATTCTTACCAGTAGTACAAGTTATATCACCATATATATCAGGTGGTATAATATTAATACCATGCTTTTTAGCATCATTGATGAACACAGATAACTTTTCTTTATCACCAAAATTCATATCAAGAATAGATGCGTAATAGGCTTCTGGATAATGAGCTTTTAAATAAGCACATCGCCATGCAGTTAAACCATATGCTGCACTATGACCTCTATTAAATACATAAGAACCACAGGCAATCATTTGTTCTGCAATAGGTCTAATTACATCTTCACTGATACCTTTTTCACCTGCACGTTTTACAAATTTATCTACAGCTGTATTAATTTTATCTAATTCTTTACGACCAATAATACGTCTAAGAATATCAGCCTCACCCATTGTATACCCTGCTAACGCTTGTACAATTTGCATGATTTGCTCTTGATATAATATAACACCTTCGGTATCTTTTAAAATAGGCTCTAGTAAAGGATGTAAATATGTAACTGGTTCTTTACCCTGTCTACGTGCAATAAATACTTTATCCATACCTACATCTAATACGCCCGGTCTTCCTATAGCTACAGTATCTACTAAGTCATACACGCTCTTAGAATGAATATTAGTAACGATATTAGTCATTACCTCTGACTCAATTTGGAATATACCAGTTGTATTACCTGCTTGTAATAATTGTGCCGTCTTGTCATCTTGTAAAGGAATGGAATGTATATCACAATCTTTGACACGCTTTAACACATCATCAATAATATCTAATGTAGCTAAACCAAGAATATCTAATTTAAGAATACCTTGCTTTTCTAAGATATGGAAATCTTCTGCCGCTACATATTGTCCATCTTGATATTCAATAGCACACCATTGAGCAGGGTCGCTAGGGAATACTGCTACGGCACTGGCATGAGTACCATAATTAACTAAACGATTAACCGATGTACTAGCCATATCTCTAACTTCTTTATCTTTAATATCAGCAATATCATTGATATTTTTAGATATAGCAGTCATATCAGATGCTTTGCGACCAAGTACTCTACCTGCGTGTTGCACTGCTGCTTTAGGTCCTAAGAAACCAAAGGTACGTACTGGATAAGCATAACCATATTTATCTTGTACATATTGTATAACTTCTTGTCTACGACTTTGTTGAAAATCACAATCTATATCGCAAGGAGTTACACGTTCAGGGTTAGTAAACCGTTCAAATACGAGGTTATATTGAATAGGGTCAATTTCAGTAATACCCATTAAGTATGCTACTAAACTACCACAAACAGAACCACGACCTGCACCAGTACGCATACCATTTTTACGTGCCCATTGTAACATATCATGAATAATACAGAAGTAATTATTGTAATCTACTTGTGTTAGAATATCTAATTCATGCTTAATTTGATTAACATATACGTCTTTATTTTCTTTCTTTGCAATACGATGTAGTTTATATCCATCTGCACAATGGTCTCTTACGTATTTAGAAGGGTCTTTAACAGGGAATACAGGATAATGGTTTTTACCAAATGGTATTTCTACATTACATTTATCAATGATTTTACCAACATTATCATAGTATTCTTGATTAGGAATTACAGCTTTAAATTCATCAATAGTCCACATATGATAATCACGACTACCATAATATTCTAACATATGATTATATTCTTCTTGGTATTTTTCTTTAGCTTTCTCAGTATAAGCATCGTCAATTTGTGCCTTTTTATCAGCTAGTGTTCTATCTAATAATAAAAAATCACGATGAGCCTGCATTTGTTCTGGATAAGCATAATGGCTATCACCAGTAACGATGATAGGAATATTATATTGCTTTCCAAGTTCTTCTACAACTTTATTATATTCCCATTGTAATGGAAAATCATGTGGCTGTACTTCTAAATAGAAATCATCTTTAAAAATATCAGTCATGATTTCAATAAACTCATCTCGTAATAATTCATTACGTAATGGACCAGCTACACAAGCCGTACTCACAATAATACCTTCACTATATTTTCTTAATGCATTGTAATCAATCAAAGGCTTGTAATAGTGGTTATATGCACCAAATGTAGATAATCTTCTTAAATTATACAGCCCTTCTTTATCTTTAGCCAATAGAATTAGATGATAACTATCACGTGTTTTAATACTTAAATCATATGAAAAATATGCTTCCATACCTAAAATCGGCTTAATACCCATTTCATTGCATGTAATATAATGAGAAGTCAAACCTGATGTAGTGCCGTGGTCAGTTAAAGATACGGCTGTATAGCCAATTTCTTTAGCACGCTTTACACGTTCTTCTAAAGATGAATATGCATCACGCCTACTATAAAAGCTATGACTATGTAAATCTGTAAAATTCATATAATTACCTCGTATTTATCTATATCACAATTACTGAGAATAATATTACCAATCATATAACGATATATTTCTTGCTTACGCTCTTCAATCATATTTTTAAGTGTTGCGATTTCATCTTCATATACTATTGAATTTAATGTTAATGTTTTTTCAATCCTTCCTGTATATGGAATAAGTGGCACTATATTTTTTTCAATAATTTTTATTTGAGGTTCTTTATCGTTACTTCTAAAATAATAGAATGCAAATTCATTAGACATTGAAAATCCATTTAACATAGGATGTATTATTAGGTTTTTTATAAACATACCATCTGTGCCTTTATCATATGATATTTGTAATACATACCAACTAATAGATTTGATAAATTCTCTTTCTGTTAATCGTATAGTTTTAAATAATAATATAGGTTCTGCCGCTTTAGTAGTATCAGAAATTAAATAGTGACCATATTTCGATATAGAAACAAAATATGTATTACTATGTTGATTAGCTATAGTTTTCATATATCGAATATATTCTTCACGCTTAGCATCACTAATATCGACAGGTAATTTATGTATAACATATCTACTCATATTTATTTTCCTTCAATTTCAAAGTAAATACCAAAAGCAATTAAATATACAGAAAATACAACTAATAACTTAACTATATATTCTGCATTATACGTTGGATTATTTACAGCCAAATCTGATACAATAAAAGCAATCATAGCACATATTACACATTTTAACACATTAATAAAACCTTTCATAATATCTCCTTATAAATCTGCGTAATCATCTTCCATAAATAATAATATCTTCTGTAATTCATCATCAGAAATAGTATCTAAACTAATTCCAGTGTTACAATTATCAAGATAGAATGGCAACCAACTTTGATAACCTAAACTTTTATGATAACTTTCAATTAATTTAATTTTTTCTTCTCTATCCATATATTACCTCCTTTAATTGAGTATAACATGATATACTAAAATTGTCAAATAAAAAAGGACCCCATAAAGGGGTCTATTAAGTGTAACGTATTACGAAGTGTAATTCAATATTACGCTGAGTAATGTTATTCTTCTTTGTTTTATATGCTAAGTTGTAGTAATGTTATTATGCTCTAAGTGGTAGTGTTATAAATACCTAAAATACTGATACTGTAGAACCGCTACGCTAGGTGAAATACTCACATCGTTAGTTGCTGTAGTTGTAGATAATACCAAGAAGGAATATCTTTGTTCGTATTTTCTTTTTCTTATGTGTATTACCAACTAATCAATATCTGAACGCTAGTGAAGATATTCTGCGAACGCACCAGTTATGAATACCTAATCAACTGTATCACTTATTGGTAGTAATGTTGAGCATCTACTGTATATCTGTTACTACGCACTTCGTTTGTAACTACTTCGTAGTTGATTGTTGTATTTAATTTCTGGTTGTCGCTATTCCCTGCTGATTGCACTGCCCCCATGTCGGGGGGCTTGGTGGGTTGCACCTTACGACGATTTTCGCTGTGTTGCGAACTAGCCTCGGTCTGCCTTTATCTAGTACCTTACCACTTAGGTTCTCATCGTTGCCACATCAGGACGGGGTATCTTACGTTTGCGAGGGAGCTGTACCGCTGAGCCTATAACGCCTATCACCACGCTCGCTAAACGGGTGCTGTTATTTATTTTACATCGGTTTGTCCAGAACCTCGATGTTTGCGTGATTACACGCCACTATATACTACGCTTGGTCAGTGCGTTTTCTTTACTCTCACCTATCATACGTTTACTTCCTAGTGCCATGATTTGCCGTTCAGAAATAACGCTCTGTCGTATTCCAAGATAAGCTTGAGGTTCACTCATTTACTGCTTGTGAACAAAGCATTTAAAAATACGAGAGGATTTTACTGGCTTGAAGATTTTCTTTTTAGTACAGAAAACTTCTTTATAATTTTTGGTAGGTTTACCAAATTTACATACACCACATACTTCAATCTTTTCTGTAGGTCTACTATGTGTTACTAAATGTACTCCAGTACCTCTGTTAATCTTATACTTTTTTCTTGACATAGTTTTCTCCTTTTCGGTAGAGCAAGTTCTGTGGCTCCACCACTACTCACATTGTAGCACCCTAGCGTTCGGTTGTCAACACCTTTGCTGAGCACGCACCGTTGCTGGGTTTGTGAGGATTGTAGCACAGCCGAGGGCGAGCCGTCAAGCCCACCCCTGACCACACTGAGGAGGAAATAATTATGTCTATAGTAATAGTAACATATAAAAATCAATTTGTCAAATGTTTAATTGGTGTACATTTTTACGAGATTGTAACGCACATAATAAATAGGTTCTTTGTCGGTAATATCATATTTAGCACCGTATACTAATTTACCGTTGTGCTTATCAATACCAACTTGACTATGAAATTTACCTGCACGGAATTCTTCTTGACCGTATACATTTAATTCATGGCGTTCTGGTACTTTAATGTCA